TTGTTCTTTGTTTTTAAATCGTCTCCAGAAGAAAGCACTAAGCACAACCCCATAGTCCATGTGTCTTACCCTTGTTTCCTCAGTTCCTTGATTGTTCTTAAGTACGATGAGATCATCAAACTGATAATGCCAAATAGGATAAAAAACTGTCGCACTCGCATTACGAATTCCCCCTTGTGAGCATGAACGTAAATCTCCAAACCATTTCTTTAGGAATGGAATCATGCCAGTGTGCATAATTTCGCCACCTCTGATGGGGCTACCTAGTGGACGAAGACGTCCTATCTCCAAACCAATGCCAGCACGTTTGCTAGCATACTTGGCCATCATCTCTCCAGAAGCAAATATGCTATCCAGATCGTCGTCACTGCGGATAAGCACACAACTAGAAAACTGTTTAGTAGGAGTGCCAAG